GCTCTGGTTTATTGGTTTGCACAAACACCTGCATGTAAAACGGATCAGTCAGATACTTGTAAAAGCATTGAGCCTTAGCTGAATGATCAACCTCATCTTCTCGAGAGTTTAAGTATTTGATGATCTGATGCTTGGCCTCTGACACTAGCTCAGCAGGTTTCTTCTGCTTGGTAGTGAGCGCCATAGTGTTATCAACAAATTGACTCTCGATCTCATATTTACGTATGGCATCTTGCAAGCTCACCACAGTAACTTGTAAATCCTCAACCTGCTTTTCTAGATCTCGCTTTTCATTGATGATCTTTTGGATTCGTTCGCAGCCACGCTTTGACTTGATGTCGCCAGAGGTTTCTTCATTAGGCTTGTTATTGTTCTCGGGGCTCGAATCCGCAGGTCTAGGGTTCAATACCCGATTGATGAATTCTTCTGCGCTTTCAGTCTGAATGGCTGGCTGTGGGAGTACGTCTACATTGATTGCAGCTGGTGCGGGCAATAACTCTCCCAGGTCATAAACTTGAGGCTCTGGTTCGCCTTCAGGAGCGGTCATCATGGCGGGTACCTGTGCCTCACCTTTGATTGGAGCAAAGATTGGTTCAGCCTCTAATTCCCCTAACTCCTCTCCTTCCTCAATATCCTCAGATATTTGAGCAAGAGATGCGCTGGGCTTGGATGCTTTACTGAGGTCATCAAGCAAACTGGTAGCCTGACTTTTGGGCTCTGCTTTTTGTGCCCTGAGCGCCTTTTGCTTTTCAGCTTCCTGCTCTTTAGCTAATTTGGCAGCTGCTTGCTCCTCAGCTTTTCTTGCCTTCTCTTCATCGGATGCCTTCTGAGCCGCCACTCTTTCAGCTAACTTCAGATCACGCTCTTCTCTTGCCTTTATTCGTCTTGCATGCGCTTCAGCAGCGTGTTTATTTTCAGCCTCTTTTCTGAGGCGCTCACGCTCTTGTAACTCTTCCCTATTTTGAACTCTTTGAAAGGATCCTCCATTGCTGAGAACCTCTGATTTAAAGCCAGTTACCTCATTTGCTACCTGCGTCATTGCTCATCTCCTCTTTTAATGAATTACGTTCGTTACTTATCTCGCTATTGACTCTTTGTCGCCTCTCAGAAAATAGATTGACTCCAAAGTTGGGGTCGACATATCCCTCCGCTTGCTTTTCTACATTCGGTATAAATAGATTTGAATCGATACGATCGTCATATCGCAAGACCGTTTCCCGTAGGAGATTACGGATATGTTCGTAATCCATTCCTCTGGCTTGTAGGTTTTGAATTTGTATTGATAGATTTGTAATCATGGGCAGGACTTTTAACCAACCTTCTTTTTCTTCTATGCCATCCGGTGCGCCGGTAGTACCCGCTCTAATTCTTAAATCCACCATGTCAAAGATTCGATCTTTGGTAAGTGTTGGCCAGTCATAGGTTTTCTCTTTTGTGATGGTGAGTCGGCCATCGACCATGGTCGTTCTAGTAATTGGCGCACCCATATAGCGCTCTACCTGTTCACTTGTGAGTTCTTGCAATAAAACCTGGGCGCTGTATTGCGCTATCTCTTGTAGCCAATCTTCTATCTGATCTTTGAATTCAAATACGCGCCCTGATAAAGCTCTTTGCAATATGTTGGCTTCAGTAGCTGTCTTAGGTCTGACGACTGTTGAGCGCGCAGCATCTTGCAGCCCAGTAACTTGTTCCCAGTCATAACGCACTGCACTGGTGTCATATACGATGGGGTCAATCTTGGGGTGACCCCTAGGAATGATCACTTGATTAAGGGGTTTGCCTTCGGTATCCACAATCGTGATCTCACCGAACCTTGAATCCGCATGTTTCTTAATTGTTTTCTCATTGATATCAGCTGATGCCACCCACCCTGGAATGCAAAGGTCTCGATGTTGATTAAAGCGATCGCGCGCTTCGTTGTGTTCATCTTGAAGTCGTTCAGTCAGATCAACTAGGCTTGGACCAACGAATTGACCATCTACTACCTGGTAAGGCAATAGGAAGAATGGATACCAGCGCTCACCAGCTCTTGGCGGGGAATAAGGTTCACGTAGCCATTCAGACGCGCCCTCTACCATTGTGTAAACACGTTGTGTTGTTCTATCCCAAATTTCTAAGACTGCAATCTGTTGATCGTCACTTACCGGACTTTTGCTTGCATCCATATGCATGGAGGCTAAGCGCCTGGCTTTCTTATGTGAGGGTTCGCCTTGACCTGGTTGGTAGATCTTGGCATTGGCTAGATTCTTCTTGTACATAGCCTCAGCCTGCGAGCGCTTCATCGGTATAACTTGGCAGATCCAGTCCGCATCGGTGTAATCCCAAAACTCACAGATTGAGGGATCGATGAGCAGATTCTCGGTAAGGACTCTATCAATGACTAGACCTTCAGCAGCATTAACCTCTGAGCGCTCATATAAGGATCCGATGAGTTGGTCTAACTCTGCCCTCTTGACATCATGATGATGACTTTGATTACCGTCATTGAGATCTTGCTCTAGCTCTTCGATAAGCAGTAGATTCTCTTGGGCATCGTTAATCCGCCCTTTAATGTAAGCATCCTTGCTTGGGTCTCTTTGGTACATCACTTTGAGAATTCCGTAGCTGCAAGTCAATGCTGCTCTTACCGTTGACTTGGCTCGATTCTTTAATTGCGCATGTTCTAGAGCTCTATTGGTTACTGCTTCTAGTGTTCTACAAAAGAGCTTGAGGTCGGCACCCGAATTTAATGGGGTTGTGGATATTTCTGGATTTCTTGCATATACATTGGGTAGTACGGCAGAGATAGTGCCGTGTATTAGATTGGCTCTAAGACTGTAGAAGTCTTTGCTAGTTGGATCTGCATTCCAGTTAAAGCCGGCCACCGTATTACGGTTATGCCTTACGCGCTTATGAAAGGCTGACCAGTGAGCGCGCGCATGAGTGATGCGGGCGGTCCATTTTTGTTGAAGAGCTTTGGGGTCGTGGGGCACATACTATTTATAGATCGCATGCTCTTTGCCCGTGAATTTATTTAGGATAAATTTATCAGTACGTCAGTTGTAGGATGAAGAGCAAACATCCTCATGTCAAAACCCAACAGATAGAGGCCGACCTAAAGTAGGCATCCTTCTCGCAGCTAGCTGTTAGGCACCCTCAGCCTCAAAGGCGATTAGGAATTCATTTACAGACTTTTTAGAAAAACAGTGCGCAATGTGACCTTTGATACCGGCACTTGAAATTCGAGAGGCTGCACTTTGAACTTTATGACACCAAGCTGTATCAAGCAATACAAAGTCACAAGTCAATACTGATGAAAATGCATGCAAAAAATCCATCGCATCGTTTTCTTTAAATTTATGTTTTTCATCAACATGCGGCTCCCTCAAGAGCTCTTGAAAGAGTGACCCTCGTAATGACATACCTGCTTTGGGTATAAATTTCTTAGCATTACAGGTCTTTTGTGGGTCTTTAGTCAGCGACATTACAGCCGCAGAAATACTGCACTTCATCTCCTGAAAAAGCGGAAGTAGTTGCTCTCTATGGCTTATAGCATCCTGAATAAATCGATGTGTATTCCAGCGGCCATCAACAATAGATGCTCGTGCTGCTAAATCATCCAAGTACCAATCTTTTTGAGGTCCATGCAGACCGGGAAATGAGCCCTCCTCAAAAATGTACCCTTTATCAACTGCAAATTCTGCAAGGTGGAAGAAGGGTAGCGCTCTTTGAATTAGTCTTTCTACATCTTCAGCTTGGGATAGGTCTGTCATTGCAACAAATTCAAATAAATTCGCAGTAGAGAAGAGCCATAGACCATGTGAACGGTGAAGTGCCTCAATAAACCGATCTTGATCTTCTAAGTTCTCAGAAAAATGCCTTATAGCCCAATGATCCAAATAGACCGCTGGGTGTTGAAATTCCTGGGTGATCCGAAAACTGTTGTCCTGGATGGGGTGAAGTGTCATTGCCATACAAGGCAATTCTGACACATGTAATGACGGCTAATGACCAAAGTCTATCTATCAGTCATTAATAAAAAGGTGCTACAAACAATGAAATGAAGCGTGGAGTGCCCTATACACTCTACTCAAATAACAATATCGGCAACTCTGCGCACCCTCATCACCCCGTATCTTGTAGCATCCCAAGCATGGTCCTCGGCATCCGTATCCACATCTTCAGGGTTTAATGAGTCTGGTGGTAATTGGGGGATAGTTCTTAACCAATGCTTACAGGTTGAGAAGATCTTGAGTCTGTCTTCAGCTAGTAACCGAATGATTTCTTGAGCACCATTCACTCTGCTTCTTGGTGCGTTATAGGCCTCAGTCCATTTCACTCCCTTATCCCTGAAGATTTGACCTATGGAACGCTCTGCTCCAATCTTTGAAAAGATGGATGGATCAGCTAAGTTCATGCGGTATTCATATCCAAGGCGTTGGTCGTGAACTTCTATCTTCTTGATCTTCTCGGCTACTATCGTTGCATCTTCCCTGGTACCGGTGTTTTCTTTATCTCCACATCCATAGAGTTCTCGCCAGAGGTAATAGACTCCATCATTAGACAAGGCAAACCAATAGACGGCATACGGTCTGGCATATCCCCAATCCATAGAGCGCCAAACCTTCCATGTTGGTGGAATAGCAAATGGCTCTACAACGTGTTTAGAAGGCTGCCATACGCCTTCGAGGAAACTTCCCACGTGAATATCCCAATCACCTTCTAACCAGGCTCTACGCCTGTTTGGATCGCTTAGCGACTCTAGGCTCATAAGATAGTTAGGGTCGTTTTTTAGTAGATGAGTGTTCTCATAAATCGTCGAATGAATTCTCACCCTAGGCAGTGCACCCTCTTGTCGAATAATCTGTCCCGCGGGTATTGCCCCAATTTGAAATCTTTCCTTTACTGATGCGTGGCCCATTCCAAATGGATTGCAAGTAGCCCTCACCATCCTAGGGATTCCAGGTTGTGATGATCGACAAGTTGTAAGCATCGCCTCGTAAAATGAGAGGTTGCGCCAGTTGGTTAACTCTTCGAATCCCAGCCAGCAATTTTTATTGATTAAGCCTGTTTCTGTAATGTAGTGATTGCTTGTATCAACCGTTATATCAATTGTCAAAGCGGAGCCACATGTTTCATATATCACCCAGCCGTCCTTTAATTGACGATCCGTTTTTTGAATTTTCCCACTGTAAGGATGAGGGTAAGCCATTACGTCATCACAGCGGCTACCTATATGAGCGCTGCCCGAATCATCCCCAAGCAGACTTACATGGACGCGTTCTTCAGCACCGCCGTGAAATGGAACGCCACCTAGGTCGATTTTTAAAAGGTCATGAAGTTGTTCATCACTTAAATGGAAAGAAGGATGACAACCGAATTGAAAATCTTGAGCTACTCGAATCCTCTCGAGAGCATATGCAAGCGCACTCCAAGCGGAGAGATCAAGCTGTAATTGAGAAGGTACGACAAGCTGCGCAAAATCCCAAGACCCCGCTTCGTTCACTCGGCATAAGTCCCGTTCTTGCTCGTGCAATCTGCCGTGATAATGCGATCGAGTGGATTCCGGCTGATGAGACCAGGCTTGATGCAAAAGATGTGCAGAAAGCATTGCATGGTCGAAAAACAGCCGATGCTGCAAAAATTTTAGAGGTGTCCGTAGGAACTCTGTACCGTAATTTTCCCGAGCTTTTAAGTAAGCGTAAACCTCCTGGTTTTTTGGATAGTCATCAAGAGGAAATTTGTATCCTTGCCATGACCTTGAATACCGATCAAATTGCGAAAAATTTTGGGACAACTCGCACGACCATGAATAAGGCTTTTGAACGTTGGTCAGCAGCTGGTGATCTACCGATTGAACTTGTGAGCCGATTAAACGCTGATGGTCGTCGTAAACGTAAGCTCTGACGCATTCTTTGACCTGCGGTCTAAACGTACGGGTAATAGGTCGCTCTCCATCTAAGGTGATAACCTTATCTCCGACACGAAGTCTACCTATTTCAACAAATCCATCTGGGGTTAAGACTGGCGTATCAAGTGTGACGCAATACTCATGGCCATGGTAATTCCAGTAGTCATCCTCATTGGCACCATACCGAAAATAGAGCATCTCTCCAGTAGGCCATTTCCAGACATAGTCAGATTCGTTGAACTTGGCGCCCGGGAAGATTTGATAGAACCAGTACTTACTCTTGGCTACTACGTCAGCTAGCTGCGGGTAAGTTAGACGAAAGAGTGTTCCGCGCCAGTGATCTCCAAAGCCTCTACCTACATGTTGGGCATAACTCATGAGCAAGGTATCGGTCTTACCCCCTCCTCGGGTGCCCTCTAGCAATACTTCATACACTGGGCAAGTCAGAAACAAAGTCTGACTACCGGGCAATGGTGCCCAGATGGTTTTCATGGACTAGTGTTTTGCTTGGGCGGCTTGCTCCCAATCATCCATACTCATCGCTCCTGGCACTACCAAGACGCCACTTTGTAGTGGCGCCCCATCCTTGCCGGTATGTTCGATTGCAGATAGGCGCGGGTGAACATAGGGGGCAGCGTGTCTTGCGATGGTGGCAGCCATGTTCAGGAGTTTGATTCGACTCTCGGTGATCATGATGTCATGATCATGACCTACACCTTCATGAGCATGATCATCATGCTTAGTGCAGTTTTCAGCCTCCTTGTAAAGCGCCATCATGGTGCTCATCATGACTTCTAAAGGTGTAATGCCCTGCGCGGCGGCTACCTCAGCGATTTCACGAGTCCTCTTGGTGAGGCTGCCCTCTTTACGCCCTGCTCCTGGCCTAGCTCCTCCTTTATTTGCCGGCTTTGCTTTTGGCTTTGATTTCTTTTGATTGTTTTCAATCATGATGATGCTTCTGGTCCTCTGATCATCTTCAAAAGATGAGGTTGCAATGCTACTGAATCGCCAAAGGGCTCATCAAACTCAATGATGATTCTCTGGAACAGATCATGCCGACTTTGAGCCCCGCGATGCTTTACAACTGTGCCTACGCGGCCACTTGGAGTTTTAACGATCGATCCAATGGGGAAATCTTCCATATCGGGTCGATCAATGATTCCGGCTATACATGGGTTAGCTTGCATGGGAAGCCTCCGTTGTAGCTGGGATCTCTTTTCTCTTACGCAGCTCAGAAAAGATTCTAGTTTTGAAAGAGTCATAGCTCTCCGAGCCTTGAGCTCGCATTCCGAGTTCTCGTCCCTTAAGGTCGATGCCCTCATTCGATTTCCACCAGGTATCTTCAGAAGAATCTAGGGCTTTCCTACGCATCCCTTTCAGAATGGCCAGAACAAATCCAGTATTGATCGGGGTAGAGCTTGATGCCCTCCTTCGCATTTCCTTTGCCTGAGCAATAGCCACCTCAACATCTTCAACGGTTAGGCCTTGTTGAATCAACTGGGCAATACGCTCATCGTCTTCTCCAATATTTAAACCCTCCTTTTCAAAAAGAGTTTGAATTTGTTTTTTCCTTTCACCATCGCCTTGTAAAACTTTTTCGATTTCAGCCCCATTGTTTTGTTTGTCTGGTGTATGGAGATTGGTGACTGGTGTCTGGTGTTTGGTGTCTGGTGAGCATTGCGTTCGCAATGCGGTCGCAATGCGAACGCATGAATCGTGAGGTTCATTTTCTTGGCGCAAATCATCTGACTGAAATGCTTGCCAACGACCCTCAGCACTACGTCTAGCCTTGATTTGCTTATCTTTAAAGCGGGCTATTTCATGATCACAGCGCTCTTGTCTCCAGCCATCATCAGTGAGAGTAAAAAATTCATTCAGGACCGAGATAACTGAATTTTTTTCTTCTTTTGATCTTGCATTGATCAATCGTTGCACTAGCTTTACATCAATCGGCAATGGCTTTTCTGTGGCGTAATACTTTCTAATTAAACGGCTATAAGTAGCGTCTTCGATAAAGGTCAAATGTGCAGTGGCTTCTGCATAATCTCCAATGTGATGCTCGTAGTAGTTCATTTAATACTGTCTCCGCGTTGTTCTTTTCTTGCAAGAAATAATTTATGCAAGAGATGAATCTAACAATCGGAAAGCGTATCGTCAAACGCGTTTTTTCTGAATTTATTTTTAATTTATTTATTTAATAAATGTCTGTAATCCCATTTTAAAAAATTCGTGGGAATTTATTTCTTGAGTCGAAGTCTTAATTGATCTACGCGTGTCCACCACTCTCTTAGCTCTATCAGAATTTACTGACTGGGCTGTAGTGCTTTATTTAATTGGCTTTTGTTACTTCTAGGAATAAATATTTTTTTGTAGTCAAAAATTAATTTGTGTTTATAAAGTGGGTATTGACTTTTGATTGACCACCTAAATTTCATTGACTACATTGCAACTCAGCAGCACACATATTCGCTTACAACAACACACAACAGGAGATTAATTTAATGGTGGCAATTCGGTTATATAGCTTGTATCGCTCTTATGGATACACAAAAATGAGTTCTGCAAAAATGGCTTTGCAGGTGTATCGAAAAAATATGAAGCGCGCCCGCCATGGGGGTAATCATGAGTAATACGAATCCACAAACGCCACCTATAACCCTAATGAGAATTCCGCAAATACTTAAGGTGATGCCAGTTTCAAAGTCTAAGTTCTGGCTGATGGTTCAGAAAGGTGAGTTTCCAAAACCCATCAAGATTGGTCGCTCATCCTTCTGGACGATAGAGCAGGTGCAATCGTTTATTAAGGAGAGGACCAGCAAATCCTGCAATTGAAACATGGGCATCTCCTACGGTTAAGCTAATAATCCTACGCAAAACTCAGGGGATGACTATGGAAGCAATCCACTTATCGAAACCATTTGCTGTTCAGGTTTATAGCGAATGCATATCTAATAATCAGAGCCCCTGGATACGTATTGGAGAATTTGATTACCTGTGCGAAGCTATAGAAGCTTGTAAAAATGTAGTAGATGATTTCCTTTGCTCACCGATCAATGTATTTATCAGCCCCGATAGACTGGTGAGCGCATTTTTGAGCTATGGCGACGTCCCGGCAATAATTGGCGCGGAAAATCTCAAAAGCTTTGATGTTTATGAATACCTTACTCAAAGATGCAAAGAGATTTCCTGTGCAAGAGAGTCCAACCCAATCTTGATTTAAGCAACGCTTTACTGATAGGTAGGCTGGTGGGTATATGGCGCTTCAAAATAAAGAGCCATATTTAAAAAGGCTTCCAGGTTGTTTCTGGCGGAGAGGGAGGGATTCGAACCCTCGGTACCTTTGACAGTACGCCTGATTTCGAGTCAGGTACATTCGACCACTCTGCCACCTCTCCGAACCTGATTTATTACTCAAAGACTGCTGTTAACACT